GCCAAGCATATTCCTGAGAAGCCTATAGATAAAGAATCTCCTAAGCTTTCTTACAAAGTGTTATTGGATGCAGGTCACAGCGAGCACAAAGTGGGGGCAAGAGGTAAGTCTCCAAGCGTGCAAGAAGAGGATCTCAATAGGTTCCAAGCTCAGGTAATGAAAGAAGAGCTAGAGAAGCTAGGCATTGCCAGTGATATCTATGATCCACTAGAGGATGATCTCTATGAGATAGGAAGCAAGGCCAAGGGTTATGATTTCTTTTTGAGTCTGCATCTCAACGCTAGCAAGGGCAAAGAATTTTACACATGTGCGATGGTGCATTCCAAGTATGCCAAGAAAGCATCGATCTATGTAGCTTCAAAGTTTGCAATCGAGACGGCTAAAGCGATAGGTAACAATGTTTTCTCTGGCACGGTTGGTTATCCTAGAGGCGTGATGGCTGCTGGTCTTTCTGTTCTAAACGCTGCCGAGCGTTCAGGTTGTCCGTGTTGTATCTTAAGTGAGCTAGAGTTTGTAGATGACGAGATATCTAATGAGCCTATTAAAGAGAGAATTAAAAAGGGGATGAAAGCTGGCGCAAAAGTTATCTACGATTATTTGATTGGAGAGCCAAGTTCAAGTAGTATGTTTCTATTAGAATCATCAAAAACAATTTTAGAGGAGACACAAGAGATGACTGATATCAATGAAACTATGGACGTGCTAGAGCAGTTAGAATCTATTATCGATGGTATTATCGAAGCCAAGAAAGATGATGACAAGATCACGTTAGCAGACTTTGCCAAGTTTGTGCCAGCCATGACCAAGCTTCCAGAGACTTTAGCAGGAATCTCAGACGTGAAAGATGAGCTTGCTGATTTGGATGCTGAAGAGATTAAAGAGATCGTAGAGAAAATGAGCGAGATCGTTTTAAAAACTGCTTCTTTATTTTTAGTGAGCAAATAGTATGAGTGAAAAGGTAACGCCACGCAACGTAAATCGAGCCTATTTGTTCTCTGACGTATCGATGGCCAGTGACCAGACATCTCACATAGCGGATTTTAAAGAGATGGTCTGTGGGTCTATCCAAGCGTTTTGGACGGGTAACGATACGATTGACGGTGCGTTATCTTTAGAAGCTTCCTGTGATGCTGAGCACTGGGATCAGATCAAAGGAAGCCCAACAACTATAGACACGCCAAGGCTTACAAAGTTGTGGGATCTTGGAATGATTGGTTATAGATATGTGCGAGTTGTTTATCTTCATGGCACATGTTCAACGGGAACGCTCTCAGCCATTGCAATAGGAAAGATCAGCCGATGAGTTATGGAGTCATAGAACTACCAGTCCAAGATGTGAACGTCATTAATACGATTACCTTTGATGTGGCTGCTGCTGGCACTCCTACGATATCGATCATTGATTGTGTGCTAGCAAACACAGACTATAACGTCATTCTACCAGTAGGCGTTAGATCTTTTGTTATCAAGCCCAAGGGGAGTGCGCCTATCAGTTTCACATATCAATCGGGAGCGATAGACGAGACGCTTGAGCTCGGAGCAGGATCATCGTATGCGAGAGATAATATCAAAGTAACTGTGCCAATAAATCTTTACATCCGTTCTAAAATGGCTGGTGCCAAGGTCTCGCTGGAGTATTGGATCTAGTAGACTTTTCAACTTCTGAGAGATCTGTTAAAATAAAAGTATCAATCAAACAATTAAAGACCAAGGGAGGGTTTTAAAATGGGGATAGGTGTAGGCAAGGACAAGCTTATTTATAACGGGACAACTCCAGACGATGGGGATAGCGTAGCTTCCTATCTTTATGGATCTGGTGGGAAACTAACCTCAACAACTATTGGTGGCATTGAAGCTTTAGACGTCAATGTTGCTGGTGGATCTTTGACCGTTGATCTTGATGGTGTTTATGCCGTAACTACTAACGAGACGCCTGACAACGTAGGCGTGATAGCTCATACAAGAGCGGCAACTCCTAGCGCAGTAGAGCAAGTTTTTAGATCTACAGGAGGCACAGCCAATGCCGATGGGTTGACTGCTGCAAACATTCACGGGTTAGACGTCAATGCTTTTGCGATGGTCTATAACGGCACAAGTTGGGATCGTTTGGGTGGATCTTCTAACGGCGTTTATGTCCAAGGCTCTGTAGCCGATGATACCGTTGATGCAGGTAATCCTTTAAAGATTGGTATGAGAGCCTTAAGTGGTGCTTTGTCTGCCGTATCTGCTACAGGTGATAGAGCAGATGTGATCTCTGATCTTTATCGCAGGATGAGAGTTGTGGACTCTCCAAATATTTCGCTAGACCAAGGCTCGACTTCAATCCCTGATACAACTGCCACTGCTATTTGCACAGCAATCGCAGGACGCATAAGAGTTTTGATTCAGAACCTTGGCAACAAAGCAGTATTTGTTGGAAGCTCGGACGTGACAGCTTCTGGAGCTACTGGTGGGATTAAAGTCTCTGGTGGTTCTAACATGGAAATCCCTCTAGGAGAAAACGTAGCTCTTTATGGGATCTCTGAATCGGGAAACCTTGACGTGAGATGGTTACAGTTAGCCTAATTATATTAGGCTGAGGTTCCTTGTTTGAACATTTTGCTGACATGATTTATCATGTAGAAAATAAACACCGAACAAAACAAGGAACCTCTTAATATGAATCAAGACAAAACTGTTCAAGAAGAAATTCTCAACCTAGAAAATATTTTTAAATTTATAAAACGCTCAGAGATCACGCTAAAAGGCGATGAGATCCTCCCTGCTTATCAACTCTTCAATTGGCTAGCTCTTTATATTACCCAAAAGAAAGAGGCTCTAAAGCAGCCACAACAAGAAATAAAAGAACCTGAGATAGTTGAGCCTGTCGTTACGACTATCAAAAAGAAAAAATAACAAGGAGCCTACTAGATGCCTCTTAATGAGTCTCCAGATCGTGCGGACGTCAACTCTGTTGGCCTTGATACCAAGGTGCTATCTATCACATCAGCTAGTGCTGTTGAGCTATTCTGTGGCGTTTCTAGGAACCCTAGACGCCAAGTTTTAATAATCACTAATGACGATAACTCAAAGAATATATTTATCGGCAAGTTAGACGTTACGGCAACGGGATCAACTAAAGGAGATACTCTCTACCCAAGACAAACGGCTTCTTATCCCATCGGCGATGTAGCGATCTATGCTATCGCTGAGAGCGGTGCAACTGTAAGCGTTGTCATTCAGGAGCTTTCATAATGTTTGGTGGATATTGGAAATCTGTGGTTGATAGAGCAATCTATTTTTTTGACGCTACGTTTATAGCGACAAATGTTCATGACGCAATAGTAGAGGCAAAGCAGAATGCTGAGGGTTTCCCAAGGGCTGGCTTGCCTCTAACTAATAACGGAATTGTATCTAACAACCAATGGCTCACCTATTCAGAGTTGCTAGCTAATCCAGCAATTTTGTTTCCTGTCAAGATAAGACTTAAAGAAATCACGTGGGTCAATAATAATACAAATCTAGGAGCATTTGATTTTGAGTTTTATAAGAACGGTCAAGTAGCTGGAAATCTAGTTTATACCTATACAGCACCAGCAGCCGATAGAACCGTGGGCTATGGCTATCATTTGTTTCCTGATGCGATAGGTTCGACCATTGACTTCGCTGCTGGAGATCGTCTTTATATCAAATACGTCAAACCTACAGGTACGGCATTAAATGATTTGGCTTTAATCGTATGGATTGCGAGGATTCCATGAGAACTATTATTATCAAGAATATTTCAGACTCAACTAGAACTTGGTGCTTAACGGAGTTTGCTCCAAATGATGAAGTGATGTTAGATTCCGAAGCAAAAGCAGAGTCCTTCTATACCAATATTTATTTTATGCACGATCTCTATGAAGGCTATGCAGCTATAGGCGATGGTGATAAATTTTTTTCTGACATTATAGAAGCTGTCCAGTGGCTTAAAAATGAAACCATAAAGACAGTAGTATCTCAAACCCCTGCTTTCCCTGCTCCAGACTATTGCCTTAAGCACAACGCAATCGCAGCCACAGAGTGCGAGCCTAACGAGTCTGTAAACTGTGACTATTGTGTAAGTTCAGAGCGATATATATTTGGAGGAGAGGGACTCATAGAGAACGCCGAGGTAGGTGATTATTTCACGGCTTGCATCTATGACAAAGATAGCGTGTTGCCTGAAGAGATGAGATCAGAGGTTGAAGATTGGCCTATCGTTTCAACCTACGTTGAGAAGCAATGGATCATGACTAGCAAGGTAGATCATGCAAGGCTAGTGTGTCATTGTCCTTTGCTGGCTGCCAAGATAAGCGGTGGGCTTTATGTGAGAATTACTTACACAGCAGCCAACTCAGGCACAACGAGAAAAATTCTCTCAAATCTTTTTCTTGCCAAAAAGCTATGAGAGTTTTTTCTTATCCTCTTTTGTAGGGAAGAGGAGCCCATCGGTCATGGCAAGTTGTCTGAAATGTTTATCTCCAACTTGCATAATCCGTTTAGGGAGGAATCTTTTAAAAAATTCTGATGCTAAATAAACGGCTCCAGCAAAAGCTAGGATCAACATAGTTAAAGCTGAGTTTTTTTGTTCCATTAGTCAGGCTCCTTTCTTTAACGATTCAATTTTTAAAAACCAAGTTGCAATCAGTAGCGCATCACATAAGCCATCTCTTACCTTTCCCACTTTATTTTTAGGCAAAGGGTCATGAGGCCAATGCTTGTTATAGTAGCTCACACTTCTTTCTTTTGGGTGCTTACCTTCATAGCCTTTGGTCATGCTAGTCCATGAGGCAGGCGTTACGAGTTTGAGTTTGCAGCTAGTACGATTGATAAAGATCTCTAGGATGACTCGTAGCTGGCCATAGTTTGCGCCAAAATTGAAGTTGCCAGTAGCTCCCCAACCCGCTAGATCTCCTCCTCTGCCTCTTACCTGCTCAAGCACTACTATATCTATGGGCTGAGATGTCAGCCAATCAATTAAAGGTTGGTAGACTAGCACTCCATCTAGGTTATATCTAAGCTGGAATGTGCTGATTACGTTCAAATGCTGGTCTATCAAGACGCATCCGCCTTTTCTACCTGAGTCAATACCGCAAATGTTCAAAATTTATACTCCTTTCCTGAAATTATTTAATAAAGTAAACTAAATTATGTAGAAAATCTATAAAAAAAATAGTAAGTTTTCCCACAGTAGTCCGAAAAATTAAACAGATCTTCTTTTTTTAGGGAAGCCAAAGGATGGCTCAAGAAGAAGCAAAACTTAAGGTAACTCTCAAGCTTGAAAAGCTTGATGTGTCTATCTTTCCGCTGAAAGGAGGTTATTAAAAACAAAAGAGTTTTGTTAAACGATTGAATTGGGTTGAAACTGAGTTGAAAAATTTCATGGAAAGAAAGAAATTATGAATGATGAAACTGATTTGATCCCTAGTAGTATCCGAGAAATCGGAGTCCCTCCATTTGATGAACTCATCAAGCTAGTATTTGGTGAGCCTAAATCAGGCAAGACAACTTTTTGCGCAGGTGATCCAGCTACGTTGTTTATCGCAACAGAGCCAGCTCAAGACTTTGTGCAAACTAGATCTATCTTTCTAGGCGACGAGTTAAAAGAGCGATTAGAGGCAGGCTCTCAATGGGAGTGCTTTCAATATCTAGTGCGCCAACTCTACATGCAAAGAAAGAATGGAAGCCTTGAGGAAAAGAACATTAAGAGCGTTACAATTGATATTGTAGATTCTCTATATGCTCATTGTTTAAACTATGTCTGTCTCAAAAAACAGATTGACTATCCTCCTGAGAATGATTTCGGGAAGACGTGGAAAGAGGTTCGTGAGGAATGGGAAGTTTGGATGAGGCGTTTGATGTCTATCGTAGATGTTACGTTTATATCTCATTGCACTTCTGAAAAGATTATGTTGCTTACCGACAAGGGTCTTAAGAAAGAGATCACAAGATGGCAGCCAACTTTCAAAGGAAACAAAGCTGCTCAATATCTTGACGGAGTAATATGTTCGATGGGTCATGTTCGCAAAGACGCATCAGGACGTTATACGATCTCATTTAAAGGAGACCCATCAACGGCAGCAGGAGACCGCACAGGCTTCCTAGAAGAGCTAGGCGAGATGCCTCTAAACTTTGACCACGTCAAGAAAGCATATCAAGAGTTAGTTCTATCAAAAGGTTTTAAACTACATAGCAAATGGAGCAGATAATATGTCAATTTTTGAACAAGCCCTAACACAAGCAGCAAACACAAGTTACAGCACTCATCCTACTGGATCTTTTTCTGGTGAGATTGTCGAGATAATAGAGCGTGAGATTCAAGGACGCCAAGTCTTTGACATCAAGATCAAGACAGCATATGGCACGCATAGAGAGAGTTTGTGGACAGCTTACGAGAGAGATCTTGAGTCTGTCTGGCGTGCGAAATATGGAGACGAAGCAGAAGTCAAACTAACTCAAACCTTGATTCGTCATATTAAACTTTGCACTGAGCTAGGCTTGCAGGCTCCTAAAAGTGATATAGATCTCTACGAGAATATATATCAGCTTATGGGTCGAAGGTGTAGGCTAGTTGTACGGCAAGGCGAGAAAGGTGTAGTTGGATTTATTAACGCACCGAAAGAACTTCCAGACAAACCAGATCAGCCAAAAGCTGTGGCTCCTCAAAAAGTAGTGGTACAGGAGAAGGCAAAAAGCTCTCCTGTAGTAGGCTCTAAAAAACCTAGCGTGGATATTCCATTTTAATTTTTAGGCTAGCTATTTTTTGGCCGAGCAGATTGCAAAGTTTGCTCGGCTTTTTTTAAAGAGGAGAACTCATGAAAATAAAATTAAGGTCTTTCCAGATCGAGGCTCTTGAGCAGTATCGGCAGAACTGGGAAAAGGGAAGCTCTCATCTAGGTATAGCTCCCACTGGCTTTGGCAAGTCTATAGTGAGCGGATACCTAGCCTCACGGTTTCGAGATAAAGGCTTTCTGACGATCATCCTAGCTCACAGGGAAAACATAGTTACCCAAAATGCGCAAAAAGTGAACATGGTAGATCCTACTTTGAGAGTTGGAATTGAGATGTCCGAGCAGAAGTGCGCCGATATCTCCCTTATCGATGTCCTGAGCGTTTCGATTGCGAGTATGAAAGGGAAGCGTCTCGAAAAATTTGCAAGCGATTTAAAGGCGGATAAACGAGATATTTTCTTAATCACGGATGAAGCTCATCATTGTCTTGCTGATAGCTATCTCAACTTCTACGAGACGATAAAGCCCACTAGACATCTAGGTCTTACTGCTACGCCTTTCCGTGGAGATGGCGAAAACTTAAGAGCGGTGTTTGAGGCTGTTGGATTTGAGATTGACAAAGGACTCATGGTTGACGAGCGAGAGCTTTCTAATCCTCATCACTTTCGTGTTGACACATACGAGAGTTTAAAGGGCGTGAAAACGGCTCAGGGTGATTATGTAGCTAGCCAGCTTGCTGAGGTTTTGAATGTTGACCAGAGAAACGAGCTTATCCTTGCTACGGCAAACGATGCTATTGGCGAGTTAATAAGATCCCATGGCCAGACACTAGCCAAGGGAGTATGTTTTGCGATTGACGTAGATCACGCTTTGCAACTCGCTAAAGACTTTCAAGCCGATGGCTGGGAGAGTTATGCTATCCATGCAGGCACATCGATTGACGATAGGCGCAAAGCTGATGACGCTCTAAGATATTCTAAAAACCATGTCATGCTAACAAGCTGTGGAGTGTTGACCGAGGGTTGGGATGTCGAGCAAGTCAACCTTGGGCTTTTTACTCGTCCGACTAAGAGCCTAGTTTTAGCTGAGCAGATGGCTGGTAGAGTTCTTAGAAAGTTAGAATCAAAACCCACTTGCCTATTGATCGATTTCCAAGATCGTGCTTCTGAGGGGCGGGTATCTATTGCCTCAACTTGGGGGTTGCCTCCTCAATGGGACTCAATGGGTCAATCCTTGAGAGCAGATCGTCTTTGGTTTCTTGAGCAACTCAGAGGCCAGACTATCACGGTACAATCAGAATTATGGAGTGCGTGCGATAGATCTCATGTGATGAGTATTCTGGAGAGTCCAAAATCTGGACGTACTCTTGATCGATCATATTTATGGTGGGTCTTAAATGACGAATATCGAATGGCTCTTAATTCTGGCTCAATCGTAGTCTATCAATCGGGTCATGGCGATTATATAGCTGAGTGGAGAAGTGGGCAAGAGGTAACCTTCATCGATTCGTCTCGAACGCTTGAAGGCTCGTTAAATTCTAGCGAGTGGTGGCTTGACCAGTACTATCCAGACGATGCTAGATTCTTATCTGGCCGTGAAAAATTCTATCCTGCCACTGATAAACAAATCGCCTATCTCGCACGAAATAACATCGATGTCCCCAAGGATGCTACAAAGCATGAATGCTCTAGGCTCATAAACGAATTACGGCTCAATATGAACAAAAAAGCAGAAGGTGGTTATATTTCGTTTGGAAAATATAAAGACTACCACATTTCTGAGGTACCCTATTTCTATCTTACGTGGCTGCTCAATCAAGAGTGGGTCAAGGGAAAGCCAGAATATCTCATGGCTAAAAGTGAGATCGAAAGAAGAGCTTTTTCTGATTTTTGATCAGTATAGTTATATGGCAAGTTGCCAAAGGGGGGGATTGGCAAGTTGCCAAATGAAAGGGTATGGCAAGTTGCCCAATAATCTTCTAAGGAAGTTAATATGTAATATTAACTTCTATCTTCTAATTCCTAACTAGGTAACTTGTTACCTAGAGTTAAAATATTTTGCGCAAGCAAAATTACCAAGACTCAAAAGGCTACAAAAAATCTCAATCTCACAAGGCTACTAATCTAGCGGTTACCAATTAATCTAGGCTAGCTGGCTTATGATCTTAGATTACTATAGCTTTGCTAGCCTTTTTAGTCTTCCCTGTGTTTGTGTCCTAGTGGTTTAAAAATAAAAGAAAGCAAGCAGAAATCAAAAAGATCAAAAGCGATGGTCAAAAAGTGCGCAGAAAAAAAGAATCCCTACTAGGTGTGCTAGGTTATTATGCTTATTTGATCAAAATTTTGTAGGGATGACTTGTTTATATATATAAATGAGCCTATTTGTCAATATTTACTAGATTTTTGTAGTTAAAGATTATAATAAAATCTAATAGTTTTAGTTTACCGTTAGGTGTGTAATTTTAACTTTTTGCGGAGGTTATTATGAGGCTTGAAAAAGCTGATTTGAGTGCTCTAGTAGATTTCTGTGCTAGATTAAACAAGACTCTTAAGAGTAAAGAGTTTGATTTGCTAGATGGTTTGCTTATTGGGATCTGTGTTAATTCAGTTAAAGTCAAAAAAAATTATTTTGAGATGTCGTTACAAGAGTTTTCAAAGCTACTATTGTCTAGTACGGCAACAGTTTCTCGTCATTTAAGAAAACTTGCAAACTATAAGCTAATCAATGTCTATCACCAGTATGACAAAGATCATAAAGTGCGATTGCATTCAATGATTGAGGTTTCTCCTTTGTTGCTGTGCTGGTTCTACAACGATTATAGCAAAGTTAAAGATCTAAAATTAATTGAAACGTTTGCTGGAAAAGGAAAACAAAGATTAGAAACCTATAAAGATTATGTCAAACAAGGGTTTTTTAGTGATGTTGACTTTGGATCTTATGAGCTAGTAAGATGCGAGGTCAAAAAATGATTAAAAATATAACTGAGTTTCTAGCAGATCTTAATTCCCAATTAAAAGAAATCGAATTTAATTCCTGTGATGTGTTGCTACTCAACTCAATCCTAGTTTCAAAAGATAAAGGGAAATATGGAAAAGTTATCTCTTTAAATATGCTAAAAAAAGATTGTCTATCTAGCATAAGAACTCTTTCAAGATATTTAAAAAAGCTAGCAAACTACGGGCTAATCAATGTCTATCACCAATATGATCAATCAGATCTTGTTAGAACTTCATCAGAGATCATAGTTTCTCATGTGCTTAAACTTGTAGCGAGTCAAGAGCTACGAGGCACAGAGCGTCAACGCCAACTTATCCGACTAGCTAATCTTGGAACCTATCGCTATGAGGTTTTCCAAGGCGATGACATGCAAGGCTTTACTAGCCACGTGCATTATGGAGAAGTTGAGATCATGAGAAAGTTGACTCCTGAGCTTGTTGCAAAACTTCCAGCTCAAGAAAGATCTCTCTTCTCGATAGTCTATCAAGAGGTTAAAAAGCAGACAGAACACGAAGAGCGCAAAGCTCGCACTAGAGAACGCCTAGAGAAAGCTAGACTTGCTAATGCGTTTGTGAAGGGATGTGCTCAACTCTGGATGAAAGCACAATGTCAATATGGCCGAATGTCAATCGACAAGCCAATTATGCCTGTCTGGTATTCTGAAGAACCTAGAGGCTTGCCTAGCACAGCCAAGAAAGAATACGATGAGCTAGCTAGAGCCTTCCTAAAATACGGAGGTCAGAAGCTAGGAGCAGCTTGGCTCTCGATATGTGCCAGAGAAACGGATCTCAAGGACGAGTTTGGAAAGCCTAAGTTTGATCGAGAACGTCCCCACCTTCTGATGTCTCCAGATAGAAAGCCTAGCCAGTTTATCAAAAACCTCACTTCAATTTTTATAGATCCTACAGTAGAAGCATATGCAACACAAAATGGACGCATTGAGCTAGAAGCCCATTTTCCTGTCGATGTGCTGAACTATCAAGGCGAGGACGATCCAGCAGCAGAAATTAAAATCACAAAGAGAGATAGCCAAGATGTGGGATAAACAAGATCCGCTAAATGTGTTCAAAAAATCTAGGCGTCAATTTCGCTTGCCTAGAGTTGGCGAGATCGAAGCCTTCTTATCTGGGCGAGTTAAAGTTCTTAAACGTGAAAGCAAAGGAGAGCTTAGATTCTCGCCTTGTCCAGCCTGTGGGCGTAGCAAGACAAACGAGTCCACAACAATCAACTCGTTCACTGGGCTTTGGCATTGCTTCTCTTGCCAATCTTCAGGAGGTTGGTTCAAGCTTACACAGCTTATGGGTGAGCCTCTACGAGATCCCTTCGAGAATGAAGTCTTCTTTGAAGATGTGCCAGAGTTGATTTCTAAGATCGAAAAGAAACGCAAGAATCCTCCAGTGCTTGTGAGTCAAGAAAAATATCCATCACTTTTAAACTATCTAATCGCAAGAGGCTTGACGGTCGAAGCTCTCGATGATTTTAAAGTTTCTAGTTACGGCGAACAGTGCATTAGGTTTCCGCTTCACATCTGGTCAGACGATGGATGGCTTCTCGTCAACGGGAAAATAAAACGCTGTCTTGGAGAAGGCTTGAAAAGCTGGTTTGAGTTTAAAGATCATCCTACGCAACTATTGATAGGCCAGCATTTGCTACATGAGTCAAACGGTGAGTTTGTGATAATCACAGAAGGCGAGATTGATGCACTCTCAGGATACTCGATAGGCTTGAGAAACATCTGCTCGCTACCCAACGGTGCCTCGTCTGTATATGTAGCGAGCCTTTTGCAGTGGATACCAGAGTCATGGGAAGTCTGGCTCTGTGTCGATATGGACGAAGCAGGAGACAAGTGCGCCGAGCAATTCTACAACCAGCTTGGGTTTGAAGGCGTCTCAAGATTTCATCTTCCCACAAAAGACTTGAACGACTGGCTTAAGAAAGATCCCATGCTCACAAAAGAAAAAGTTATGGAAACCCTAAAAGGTCAAAGTAAAATCTCGCTGACAAAAAAACAAAAGGCGTTTTTAAAAATAGGGTCTAAAATCGAGCCTATTGCCTCCAAGATTGTTTGCGAGACACCATGGCACTATCTTACTACTCTCCTCGGTGGGGGATTCATCCAAAGGCAAACTAGCGGGATTTTGGCACCATCAGGTATAGGGAAGTCAACATTCGTAAATCAGATTGCTATTCATGCAGCTTGGCGAGATGTGACCGTGGGTCTGATCTCTCTCGAAGGAGATCGAGCTAGCCTTGATCAGAATCTGAGCACAGCGATTTCTGGATGGACAGGATACCTGCCCACGAGTTTTGAGTTTGCGCAGGTAGCTACTAAGCTTTTAGTTTCTGAACTCGAAGGAATTAAAACCACGGTTGAGCAAGTCCTCGATGAAGTGAAGATCTTGATCGAGTCAGGAGCATCGCTTGTGATCGTAGATAACTTTGATTACATCATGTCTCGTACAGATCCAAGATCCCACGAGTTGAAAGCTCAAGCCTATGCTTCGCTTATCGAGATGGCCATGAGATACAACATCCATGCGATCTCTGTCTGGCAGCCACACAAGGTAAGCTCAAGAAGTAAAGTCGATTCAGGAAATCAAAAAGGTTTAAGTCAAGCTCTCCAAGACTCGGATAACTATCTGGTGCTAAATAGATTCAAAGACTCGAGGCGTCTTGATCTTGAGAAGTGCAGATCTGTAGGCATTGCAGACGAGAGCTTTGTGATGCTCAAATATGAATCTAAAAAACGCTGTCTAGTGCAGCTTGAAAAATCTCATCCGTATTACAAAGAAAGTCAAACCACATTTGGAGGATCGCTATTTGCGTAGGCATGTTATTGTGACTCTCGAAGAGTACAGAGTCTTAAAGAAAGTCAAACCACACTATGAGTTTGTAATAAATATTGAGTATCTTTTTAAAACAAAAAAATATCTAGTTACCTTGGGATCAAGATTTGATCTCTATTTTTATAATTTCCTAAACGCTAGAGTTTTAAACAAAGAATTTGATTTGGAGGATCTAAAATGAAGACTATTAAAATCGCTTGTCAAGCTGCCGATACAGTAGCTCTTGAGTCTCTTGTTCCGTTGCAAGGAGAGCTTAAGAAGCTTCCCAAAGAAGCAGAGGAAAAACTCAAGAAAGAAATTCTTGAACAAGGCTTTCTTGCGCCTTTCTTTGTCTGGAAAGGAGAGACTAGTCATGTGATACTAGACGGACACCAACGTCTAACAGTACTCTCTAAGCTCAAGGCTCAAGGCTACGAGATTCCTGCTCTCCCTGTGGTATGGATCGAAGCAACCTCGGAGCGTCAAGCTCGTGAGAGAGTTCTTGCCTTTGCTTCTCAATACGGCGTTGTTACTGAGAAGAGCCTAGCCGAGTATCTAAAAGAATCTGAAATTAATGTCGATGTGCTAGAAACTAGATTTGAATTTCCTGAGATAGATGCCGATAAGATCAAAGAGATGTTTGAAGACGAGTTAGAAATCGAGGAAGATGAAGAACCAGAGATCGAGGAAGAGGAAATTAAACATAAGCGCACAGATAAGCTTGAGATCCCTACAGCTATCAAAGAAGACTTTAGAGCACAGATTCAAAGATGGTCTAGGATCATCAGCACAACAAAAGCACCGATCACAGATTACGAAGCAGATCTTGGAGCTTGGAGAGCTTTGGTAAAAGTCATGAGCTCGATGCAAGAGCCAGAAATTACGAGCGTGTAAAATGATTATAAATCTTACTCCTCACACTATTAGAATTCTTTCAGAGACAGGCATCACGAGAGAGTTTGAATCTCGTGGCTGTGCTAGATGTGCCATAGTCTATAGCGATTCTAGTTCTATCGATGGTGTGCCTGTTTCGCTTGTGACATACGGAAAAGTTGGTGGGCTTCCTGATCCTCAAGAGGGAGTCTATTATATCGTGAGCTCTCTTATTAAAAGTGCGTTGCCATTTAGGAAAGATCTGCTTGTGCCTCTGGATCTCGTTTATCAGGCTCAGGATGGATCTTTAAAACATCAGGGATCTAACACAACCGATTGCATAGTTGTAGGATGTAGGAGGCTAGGGAGATGAAATTCGATCAGTTTTGTTTGAGATATAAAGGCAAAGATTCTTTGCTCGGTGATTTCGCTACCGACTGGCTACGAGATCCTGAGCATCCTAAAGATATCACAGCCAAGGAAACGCTTAGAGCCTATCTAAAATCTAAAAGGCCACGGGTAGAGCCAGATATAATCAAGATAGCCATAAGGCTATATGACAAGTATCTAGTGGCTCTCAGAGCATCAGGAGAAAAGAAGTTATGATAGAGATAATCCAAGTGCAAATCTGTGATCGTTGTAAATGTATGACAGAGAGTTTTACATGGCTAGAGTGTGAGTGTGGCGGTCACGTAGAAGGTAACTTGTGTTGTATTTGCGGGAGCAACGCTAAAATAAAAAAAGAAATACAAACAAAAAAGGAAAGTTAAAATATGAAAGATCTAAAGTTTGAAACCATAGAGCTATCAAAGCTCTTACCATACAAGAATAATCCTAGGCTTCATTCAGAAGATCAGATTCAAAAGATTGCAGAGAGCATAAAAGAGTTTGGGTTTCTGTCTCCTATCTTGATCGATAAAGATAACGGGATTATTGCAGGCCACGGACGCTATAAAGCCGCTCTGATCTTGGGATGGAAAGAAGTGCCTTGTGTTAGAGCCGAGCATCTTAGTGATGCTCAGAGACGAGCCTATGTCATTGCTGATAATAGACTTGCAGAACTCAGCACGTGGGATAACGATCTTTTAAAAATAGAGATTGAAGATCTAAAGTTAAGTATAGATGAATTTGAATTAGAAAAATTAGATGTGATAGGATTTAATGAAAATCATTTTCTTAATAATAATGTTCAATCTAACTTTATTAGCAAAGGTAGAATCATTAATGAATATCTGTTAATTATTGAACTAGAAAATGAAACGCAACAACAAGACCTATTTGAATCATTAAAAAATCAAGGCTATGCGGTAAAAATAGCATGAAGAATATAATAGAATTTGAATTAATTAGCGAACCATTTGAAACTTTTCGTTGTATTAAAGCTGCTAATAGCGTTGATCTCAACTTGTCTGAAAAGTTAAAACATTATTTTAAAGTAGAATGCGAATTTCCTGAATTGTGGAATATTGGATTAATTGTAGGGTCTAGCGGATCTGGAAAAACAACTTTAGCAAAATATTTATATACTGAAGATTGTTTTAGTAATTTATTAAAAGAAGATATTCCAGTCCTTGAACAATTTGATAAAAAATTTTCTTATGATGAATGTGCTAAATATTTATGTTCGGTTGGTTTGTCTCAAGTTCCTTGTTGGGTTAGACCTGCCAAAACTTTATCAAACGGTCAAAAATTTAGAGCAGAAATTGCTTTGCAATTAGCAAACAATGAAGAAAAAATCTGTGTCATTGATGAATGGACATCTGTGGTTGATAGAACAGTCGCAAAAGTTATGAGTCATACAATCCAAAAGCATGCAAGAAAATTTTCAAAACAAATTGAATGGATTGATCCTGATTGGATTATAGATTGTAATATTCAAGAATTTCGGAGGGGTCTTCGGAAACCACGAACAGAAAAACTTAAATTTGATGTTAGACAACTTCAAAACGGAAAATCTTGGAAATATTTTAGCAAGTATCATTATTTAAATAATCGCTTAGCTGGTGGGAAAAATTATTTTTTTGGATTGTTTGATGATAATAAACAGATTGGTTTTACAGCGTATAGCAATTATGTTCCACATGTTGATAAAACAAAAAAAATGATTCTTCACTCTAATCGTTGCGTCATTCATCCAGATTATGTTGGGTTTGGATTAGGACAAAAATTTGTAGATGTAACTAGTTTTTTTATGCATGAACAAGGTTTTAGAATTTTAGCAAAATTTTCTAGCCTCGCTTTTTATAAAACAAGAATGAAATCAAAAATTTGGAAATTGATAAATGAAGGATATTTTACTCATGGGGCTGTTTTTTTTGCAGATAATAAAAGGAGCAAATCTTGTAGAAATAAACAGAAATGGTGGTCATTTGAATTTGTACCGTCTAAAGATTAGACATATTATTTAAGGGAATCCAAATCTAGCTAAAATCGATTTAGTTAGATTAAAAGAAGCTAGCCTATAGATTGATACTAGAGGCTAGTTGAAGCGATTGTGAGCCATTATAGCTAGACTCTAGCTATATCCAATAAAGTCTAAAGTTATCAATAAGTTACAATAAAGAAATAATTAAGTATAAAATATTTAATGGTTCTATAGAGTTATAGAATGAGCTAAAGTTTTTATTAAAAAGTTCCGATAAATATATTATAAACAAGATTGATTCAAAATGGTTTTGAGTCAAATCAAGTTTAATTAACTAAGTAAGGAAAGAAGGAGATTATTATGTTTACAATTACTATGACTGAGGAAATTAAAACGCTTTTAAAACCTTTTTTGGCTTATCAAAAAGAAGAGATTCTGAATCACGCTGCTATAGCGTGCGAAGATGGAGAGCTTTTAGCTTCTATATGTGAGAGCCTTGGGATAGATCCTGATATAGATCCTTGGCAAGAGGATGGCAAGGAAGCACGAGCAATAGAGTTGGAATGCGTGTTAGGATCTCTCGATGTTTTGAAAGATATCTATGAAAAAGAAAATCAAAATTTTTTGACAGTCAAAAAAGCTGTCTCTGCTCAGCAACAAATGATTGAGCAAAAAATTATTGATGGAATACTTGATTCGGAGAGTGAAATTGAAGATGAAATTTTTGGATCTGAGGATCTGCTGGATGCTTCCTCGGTAGAAAAAGATTCTGAACTTTGGGGGTTGAGTAGAGATCATCAGCACGATGTTCTTGCCTATTTAGTAGAAATTCTTTCAGAGACAAAAAAGAAAATTTATATAGTAGCAACAGATACAATTAACCATACAGAAGGCTACGATGTCGTACCTTCGGTGTGGCTAGTCTATAATCCCGTTACTGGAAATGCAGATGAATGGGAAGCCTGCCATCGTGCAGGTTGCTCCCATGTAGGGCATAGCCCTGCATGGATAAATAGGACTATAGAAAATATAGATCTAACTGGACTAGTCTCTGCATCCGATGCAGAGAAAAGAGCCTGCCTCTTTTACATGGAATGAAAAGTTGGAAGTCTAGCAACTCGCTAGACTTTTACAATCAAACAAAAATTAGAAAGGAGATTCGAGATGGATGATCTATTGGGATTTCTGATCGCATTCCTAGTGTTGTTTGGGTTTGATAACAAATATTAAGAGGAGGAGTTGAGATGATTAAAATAACTGAAAAAATAGAATCTTTGCTCGAAGGTAGCTCCGACGAGCAAAAGAAAATAATTTTAAAAAATGCTGAGCAGTGTTTGCAAGACGAGAATTGGATTAGAATGGCGTGTCGTGATTTTAATGTCGATGAAGAGAATGTGCTAGCACTTGAAAATCTAGCAGTGGAGTTTCTAACTGTATTTCTAAGAGAATACGAAGAGAAAAATAGTTAAAAAGGAGGACAAGCAAAGATGATCTATGAAAGACACGGCAAAACTTATGTCTATATGAAGCCAGCTCTGGAGCCAACTGGAGTGGTACTCCAACTTTACAAACCTGTGGGTTGTGAGGATTACACTTGTCGAGAGATTGCTAGAGAGGTGAAGCCAAGAGAGTTTAAAAAGGTAGTGGAGAAATACTTGTCGGCTATCAAAGCCTTGATGATGCAATTTATTGAGGATGCTCATCAAGAGATGGATCGAGTAGATGTTGAGTTGCTTACTAGGAGAGGTTACTCAAGTGGGTTTTATTTTCATGCTAATGAAGATGTTCTTTGGAACAAAATAGAATCGGTTCGAGATAATCATTTTATGCTTCCTCATATTCAGTCGGTTTTGAGTCATGATTTTTTTAATTTGTATAGAGTAGAATTTGAGAATTTTAGCGAAGAGCAAGAGCAGTTCTTTTCTGATCTGGTTCGAGATTATATAGATATTCAGATAGCTCATAGAACTAGTGAGGATTCTCAAAATGAAGAAACTTAGAGTGGTAGTCATTTTAAAGGATCGATATAGGATTGTGACTAGATGGTTCAAGTATTCTGAGGAGCTTTATAAAAGACAACTAGAGTTGATATTGCATGCTGATAAATTTTTTCGGCTTGATACCTATGTTGATTACAAGATTCAATATAGGTTTATCCCTGTTGAAGATATTAAAGAGATTTGCCTCGAAATAGATATCGAGGAGGAGCAAAAGGAGCTTGAAAAATATATTAGTGAGACAGATTCTATATGAGCGAAATTAAAAATAGGATTGCAAAGACAATCCCTAGCCAACTATCAATTTCAGATGTCCATCGTCTGGAAGAGCTAGAGTTTATGCTAGCTAAAGTGCTTGAGGTAATCGGTAAAAGAGATCAGACTAAGGATGAGAGACGCCTAGTCTGTACTCTTAGGATGAAGATCTTGAGACGCAAACGCACGGCTGAGGCAAATCGAATAGCGAGACTCAAAGCAGAAGAGGCACGCAAAAATATTCCTACTGAATCCACAAAAAATGGAGTATCATCGTTGTGAGAATTTGAACCTCCATTTTGTGCGATTCACTTCTTTCCTTAGAAGAAAGCCCTGAGAAATCAGAGGCTTTCTTTTTTTTGATTACAATTTCGTTTTATGATATTATACTCTCTGCCTTTAGTTGTGATTTTAACAAAAGGAATCCAAATGGCTTTTGAAACTAAAAAAGTAATTTATCCAAGACAAAAAGTTCTATCCGATTTTTTGGCTTGGCTAGATCAAACAAAAAATCTATCACTAAAAAAGATGTGGGACTCTCTGAGCCTTGATGCTAAAGCAATTTGCCATACTGCAATCATGGAGCTTAAGTCCTTCACAAGCTACGGTTATATTATCTGGTGGTCAACCCATCATATGAGGTTCTTCAATGTCTCAGGAACAGAGCAACGCACTGCTACAGCCATCATGCAACGATGGCTTGAGTCCTACTCCTACGTTGTCGCCAGACGATCAAGAAAAGGTAGTCAGGAAACGCAAGCCCTACAAGCTTCGCAAGCGCAAGCCCAAAGTAAAACCGCCAAAGAGGCCAAGGTGTGGAAGGCCGCCACTTGACGGTGACTATCACAGTCAAAAAACTGTGATACTCAATACAAAAGTCCGCCCATCTGTTCGGGCGCAGATTCAACAAATAGCAACTACTCAATATGGCATCTCACCTAGCTGCCTCATGCGCTTGTTGTTGTCTTGCTATCTAAAAGATCAAAAACTTAGAATGTTATTTGATGCATCAATTGCATCAAGAGCGTACCTCCTTGAGTCTTATCACAAGTATTTGACCTAAAAAATTATTGATCTCCTGAATATTTTAGTTTACGTTCGTTTGTAGCACTAAAAATTAATGGAGATCCCTATCGTGGAAAAGAAAATAGAAGATGAGTTGCATAAACTAGCTGAAGAGTTTGATGTCTTCATCCAAGCAATTATATATGATCCCACTAAAAAGCAGAGCGATGGCTTTATCGTAGCCAAGACAACCACAGAAGAAGATAGCGTTGAATATATCCTTCACCTGACTTCTGCTCTTTGCACAGTGCTTAAAAAAGTAATCGAACAAATAACATCAGGGATCTTTTTTAAAAGCGATAAAGAGAAAAAAGAATGGAATTGATTGTGCCTAGCGATGTCTTTGCTGAGTTCTTGCGCTCTGACTGGTCTAAAGTCTTGTGCTCCAAGAACTCTATCCCTAGAGATCAAATAGGACTAGCAGGAATATGGCAACCTCTGATAAGCTATACTTACAATCAACCAATAGTTATAAAAATAATATCCGACTGTGACGCTTGCTCTACTTGTGGTTCAGAGCCTTTTGTCATGCTAGGTGATATCAAGCTCATATGTATCAATAGGCTCTTCTCCATGTGGTACAAGCAAAACATCAAACTAGAGAAATCTATTTGTGATTCTCATCCTAATGTATTCCTTCCATAGCACACAATCTAATCGTTTCACGTTTTTTCAATCTCCCTCTTTTGAGAGATTAAGAAGATATCGAAAAATATTTTCCTATCTCTTCTTACTCTCTCAAAGGACTCGCCAAGAATTAAATAATATGGTAAAACTAAAAGAATTGAAAATAATAAGGTAAAACTTTATTTTTTGGAGACAGGAAAGCCATGGCACACAAGGGTTTGGAGGAAAGAGAGAAATTAAAAAGAGAATACTTTCAGAAGAAGGTAGAAGAGAGTAGGTTACCTATAGGCCGTGACTGGGAAGACTTATATCGCCAATGGGTGATATCAGGAATGACAAAATCAAAATTTTTAAATGACAAAGTTGGCTACTCACATGGCGCAAGTGCTACTAGGACTAAGCATTGGCCGATGCGTCTAATTAAAGAATTAAAAGACACAAACTTTTCTAACATGGCAATGGCTGCTACCTTCATCGCACACTTTGCTAGAGCCTACGGAAACAACCTCAACCTGACAGATGTGTTTGAGAACAAGGATTTCAATTTTTCTCCAGCTTATAATCATCTCACTGATTGGTATCGCAAGAACAGAGTCCCGATTCCCACAGATCTACTACTCACAGAAGAGGAGAGAGCCTCTCTTACGCCTGAAGAGAGAGTTCGTAAAGAGATAGAGACTATGAAAGAGCTAGACAAACTGAGAGCCTCTAATCCAGTTTCTGAGGTAGTCGAAGTTAAGAGAGAAAAGACTCCAGAGATCATGGCCGATACATGGCATCAAATAAAAAGTTGGAGAGAGAACCAAGCTCTTACGGATTGGAAGATGGCAGAGACTCTTAGGAATCACGTTAGGATGATATGCGCTGAGAACACTGTGATTGTTCCCGAGAGAGACGCAAAAGGCAGGGAAGTATTAGATGCTAGCGGTAGACCTAAGATGAAATATAAATCAAATCTAAAAGCTAACGAGGTTAAATGTCTGGCAGATGCTGCAACCTCAATCCAAAAGATCCAACGTCTAGCTATAGGACTATCAACTGAGAATGTAGGCGTAGATCTGCCAACTAAAGTTGATGAGCCTCACCTAGAGAAAAACGTGATAGACATTCCAACTTTTGTGGTGGAAGTATCAGAAGCAGGGAAATTTGAAAAGCCTAGACCAAAGAGGATTAGATAAATGCCTTTTAAAAAGAAGAGCAAAGAGCCAGTGCCTAAGTCTGCTAAAATAATTCTACCTAGACCATACACAGCACAAGAGATCTTTCTAAACTGGAAACAACAAAAGCCTAGTGCTCAATTCTTTGTTGCTCCCTGTGGGACTAAAGTTGGGAAGAGCTTTGGCTCTTCAATCTGGATCGTGAGAGAAGCTTTATCCACACCTAACCTCTATCTCCTGTGGACAGCTCCATCGATGGAGAAAGCCAAGATCGGTTATCGCTACTGCAAGGCTATGCTCCCTGAGGAGATCTCGGTGTGTTCAGACGCAAAGCTAGAGATCAAGCTACCCAAC